AGTGAACTCGAAATCAATTCCGTCACGCTGCTGCGGGTCCATGCCGCTCTTCTGGACTTTCCCGCGCTCGTCCATGGAATAACCCTGTTTAGCTCGCACAGTAGCAATGATGTGAGCCTTGGAACGCATCATGGACTGGATAAAGCGGTCATGCCTTGGCGTAACCTTGGCCCAGTCCTGAAAGCGGTCGCCAAGCTTCGTCTTAATGTCCAAACAGCCACCAGGACCAGACCATTCGTGTGTGATAGAATCAATGATGATGACATCATATCCAGCCTGTTCTGCGGCTTCGATGGCTTCCGTGAAGCGCTCAGGAGCATAGGGCGGCGACAGTTCCAGAACGTCAAAGTCGAAGCGGTCAGCGTAAAGTGAGGCGCTGCCAGCCTCCGTATCAATGAAGGCGATACGCTTGCCAAGCTGGCTGGCAACGGTAAGCGCTGCCGTGGTCTTGCCAGAACCGCTGGCACCGGAGAAAAGTAGGCGTGCTTTAGCCTGCGCTTTAGTGGCTTTCTTGAACATGATATGTGATGTGTTGAGGTTACAGGAACATGCAGGCAAGACCTGCGCCGATAACAAGGCAGACAACGCAGGCAAAAAAGGCTTCTGCTAGGTCGTTCATGCGTTTCATGGCTGCACTCTTGGCAAGTGCCTTCTGCCTGTTTTCAAGGTCGTAATCAGCAGGAACGGCCTGCTGGCGTTTGCTGCGTTCGATCATGGCCTGTTGGAAGGATGTCGAGTTGTCAGTGATGCGGTCGGCATTGCGACCAATGCGGCGGACTAGTGTTGTGTTCATGTGTGTGAATGCCTTGCGGCTCGGCACCTAGAGCGAGCTTTTTTCAGCCGTCAAACACTTTTTCAGCCAATCAGGCGATAAAGATTAGCCTGCATCCTGACCCCATCAGAGCGCTTTGTTGCAAAGCGCCTTGTTTCCACCTTTCCAGCCTCGATGGCCTTTCGCAGATATTCCTGAGTCGCTACTCGTTTTCGGCCAATGATTTCCTCTACCTGGTGTATGCTCAACCACTCCGGCCCAGGTTCCTCCTCGATAGCTGAAACAGAAAGAGCATTAAGCCACGCCGTAACGCTTGAAGCTGGTGGGCATCCACCAGGTTCCATTGATTTCTTTGGCTTCGTTGACGACGTAAGAGCCATCTTGAAAGATTGCGCCGTAGAGGAATCCGTTTTCATGTCGCAGTGTTGATGTATGCCGTTTGTTATATTCCTGATCCACATTCATCAGCGCACCTGAAGAATGGGCAGTTCTGCGGCCATCTATGGCACCAAACGTGCAACTGTCAAACGCATGGATATGACCGAATAGGCATGAGCCGTAAATCTGGGCGTGCTGCTTGGCAGCATAAACACCGTGGTGGAAACCATGCAGCATATTCAGCCTCCCAAAGGAAAAGACGCCGTGCCGCTTGTGATAGGGCTTCCACTCACAGTGGAGCTTGCGAAGCTGGTTCTCTAGCTCTCCACAGAGTTTACGAGCATAGTCAGCTTTGATTCCTGCCGTGGCATTCTCTGCTAGCTCGAAAAGCCGGTCATCATGGTTTCCCATGAGGAAATGCGAAGGCTTCCAGGAGTGGATGAAGTCCATCCCTGCATTCCAGTCGTCCTGCATCGTCTCACATTGCTCCTCTGCTGACGCTCCACGGCGAAGCGGACGAAGGTCAAAAAGGTCGCCACCGAACACACGCAATTCAGGCTTGAAGTCCTTGGTGAAGTCTTTCAACACCTGCACTGCGGCTAGGTTCTGTCTGTCTCCATGAAGATCGGTGGCGAAGATGAACCTCTTCATAGATGAGAAGATTAGCACTTGCCTGCTTTACGCATCGCAGCCTTTTTTGTGGCATAGGCGATTGCAACGGCCTGCTTCTGGGGTTTACCAGACTTCATCTCGGTTTTGACGTTCTTGCTAAACGTCTTGGCGCTGTATCCTTTTTTGAGGGGCATTAGGTTATTTGGTTGCCAGCTTGATAGCTGATTGTTCGCTTTCTCTTACTCCAAGCAGAGCACCGGCCATATTGTAGACACGATACTTGCCCGAAGCAGACTTAATGATGCGGTTTCCTTTAGAGTCAACAAGGATATTCGGTGAGGCAGGATCAGGTTGGAAGCGGATGTCTGGCGAGTCTGCATTAAACCGCTGCGACAGCGGGATCACGTTGCCCACGTCATCGTAGGTTACTGGATCGGCGGATTTGATTTGGTTGGAATCAAAAACAATTTGAATGGTCTGTAACTCGCCATCCACAAAATCTCCGCTAATCTCAACTCCATCATATCCTTGGGATTTTGCCCATTTGCGAAAGGCTTCAACTGACCCATGAGCCTGCTCAACATCTGAGCGAAAAGCCTCAAGCCCCCCAATACCATCAAACCGCAAAGGTTTTTTAATGTTGAGAAAGGCCCTCACAACTTTAGGTCCGTAGAGACTTCGCGCCGTTGCAGCCGAGTCAGTGAACCAGTTTCCGACGGTGTCTAGCTTCAGTCCGATGCGATCTTTTGCCGCATTCAGTCTATCGAAACTTGTAAAGTCTCGATGAGTTCCGTGATAGCCTTCTTTCCTAAAGCCAGAATCATATGCCACCTCATCCACCATGCGCTGCGCTTTCGCCATGTCGCCAGCTTTCACAGCGTTGAGGTAAGAGGTATCCTGCTCAGGTGTCACAGGCTGGAAGCGCTTCTCTTCCTTAAGGGCATTCTTGGTATCAGCATTGGATTGGAACATAGTCTGCTGTTTGCGCTCTGTTCTACGTTCTTTTACGCGCATTAATGCTAGTTGCCTTTCCACCCATCGCATTGTGTCTGAGCGACTGCTATCTCTGTAATCTCCATCAACAACCCATCCTCCCGACTGAACATCTCTAGGATCAATCTTCTTATTCTCCATGAATAAAACATGTGGTTCAGCAAATGTTAAAAGGTGTCCAGTTTTGAGCTTAATTGCAGGAATATTTCCTTCGACTGGAATCTCCTTCTGTAAACGATTGTAACGCAATATCCGTTGATTGATAGATTCTCCAGATTTTTCTTGCTTGGCAAGATTTTTCATTGCGTCATCCTGAGCCTTTCGCATGGCATCAAGCTCTGTTGATGTCGTGCCAATCAATTCACCCTTGTCATCGTAAACCCTGAAGAGCTTGCTGCCCGTTTTCTTCAGGATGCGGTAACCGTCAGGATTAGTCAGCGTTTCTCCTGCCGGAAGCGTCTCCTTGGTGAAGGAATCGGGCTGGAAGTTCCGCATCGCTCGTTCATAGGTCGTAGCCTCCTCAAAGGCGAAGGCATGACCACTGTTAACCAGCTTGGCGAAGCGTTCCGCACGATAGCTTTTAATGGTGTCCTGTGACTTGTTAATGATGGACTCAGGAGCATTGACCAGGCTTTCACCGTTGCGCAGGCGGAAGCCAAGCGTCTCGTAAAAGAGATTACGCTTCTTTGCTCCTTTCTCACCGCCACCCAGGAGAGTCGCAGAATCAATCGGGTTGATCTGCGTGATATTCTCCATGTAACGGCCCAAGTCCTTCAGGGCGTCCGCAGGGTTGCTGTAAAGCTGCTTGAACTGCGGCTTTGCCAGCGAGGTCACAAGGCGGTCACGCACCTTTGTCATATCAACGGCACGAATCAGAACGCCATCCTTGCTGTTAAGCTCGACCGAGTAAGGTAGAATCTCGTTCTGGTTGACAGACTTCACACCTGCCACCATCTTCCCTTTGCCCTTTCCACGTGTATAAACGCCGTAATAACGGGTATCAAACGTGGATTTATTCGGGTTTTGAAGCGACATCAGGACATCGCGTAACACAGCCTTTGCAGACTGGTCTAGCATTCCGCTATCCAGAATAGCATTGGCGGCAGTCGGGCTGATTTGCCCCTTGGCGGTCATCACCGTTTTACCTGTCTTGTCGCGGTTAAACTCGATGCCTTTACGCTCATTCTCAGGCAGTGCTGCAAGCCTTTGCGTCATGTCCTGCCATCGAGACATGGCTTCAGCATTGATCTGCTGTTCGCTTTTTGGCGTGCCATCATCGTTTAGGATGCCCCTAGCGCCACCATAAGACTTAGCCCAGATGACACGATCAGCAGGCTTTGCTGGGATCAGATCAGGCTTTGCCTGTGCCTCAGTTGCTCTCTTCTTCTTGTTATCGAAAGCACGCTTAACAATTGCATCAAGTTCAGGAACTCGAATTGGCTTGCCTTTGGTATCTCTGAACGTCCTGCTAGGTGCATCAAAGCCAAGTTCCATTCCTTTCTCAAAGAGAACTGTGCGGAATTTGTCGAGAATGCTATCCTCAAGAGCGTTCAGGGCTTTACGATATGCAAGCGGCAGACGGTCAGGATTAAAGCGACCTGGGCGGATACGGTTGAACAAATTGCCCGTGTAAGATGCTGCCATCTCATCAGCAATCATTGACCTGGCATTTTGCAGGGCATTAGGGTCAGTGCTGTTTTTCAGCGTATTAGCGTAGCCTTCGAAGGCATTAGCGCCATCTGTGCCTTTCCCGTAAGAGTCGCGGATTTGCTCTGCCACTCTTGCAAGTTCAACGTCATTGAACAGGCCAGGACGAACGATTTCACCCGTGACAGGATCAGCAAGGCCAAAGATAGCGGATTCAATCTCAGGCCGGAAAGCTCGATTGATGACAGAAGAGAACAGGACATGTGACGTTTCATGCGCTGCTGTATCTCCTTTGATCTTGGTCGGGTTCAGGACAACTTCGTTGGTGTCAACATTCAGCCATCCTGGGTTCTGCCACTGCTTGATTTCATCGGGTGTTGCTACCCTGATCTTTGCTCCATTGGCTTCTGCCACCTTTAGAGCGTCAATCTGCGATGCTGCCTTTTCTGGTCCAACCTGCTGGACAAGCCTGTTCAGCGTAGTTCCCCATGCAGCCTGTTCAACGTCTGGACGCTCACCGAGGAATGTATTGAGGTCGCCAATGGCTTTCTGTTGCGTCCTGCTTGTTGAGTAGCCAAGGACTTCCTTGCCAAGATCAAAGCTGCTGCGGAGCGATCCCGACATGCCGCCGATTGCAGCACCAGCACCAGCCCCAGCAGCGGCACCTTCGATATTACGTTCGGCCAGGTAGCCAAGACCGGCACCAACGGCAGCGCCGATTCCAGCTTCTTTCAAGGCTTGCCCAGCGATTCTGCCAGCAGCATAAATAGCAGGTTGGATCTGAGCTAGGCCAGCGGCTAGCTTTTGCGCAGCCGGTGAGATGGTGGCATCTTGTGCGGCTCGTTCTAACAGGCCAACCCTGGACGCTTCCTGACGGGCAGCACGGGCAGCAGCACCAGCTACTTCAGCGGCTTTTTCTGCCGTTGTAGCTCCACCAAGAACACCAGCAGTTAGACCAGCATCAGACATTAGTGCCGTTGCAACTGCCCCGCCCTGCATAGCGGCACCAGTCCCAGGAGCTACTGATTCAGCCACATTTTTGACACCCTGAACAACCTTGCCAGGAAGCGATGCAGCAGTTTCAACACCTTTTGCAGCCTTCTCAATACCTCGAAGAGCAGTTTGTGCTGCTGCGCCTTTCGTAGTGCTTTTAATGCCGGTTGCAGCGGCAGTCCTGAACAGGCTTTTCCCAGCTAGCTTGGCAAGGGCAGAACTTCCGAGGCTCGCTAGCGTTGTCGGGTCAATATACTGCGCACCTCTGGCAATCTCTGGAATAGGAGCGCCACGAAGAATAGATTCAATGTCATACACACGATCAACGGCATCAGCAGCACGCTGCTTTTGGCGATCAATAAGCGCATTATAATCCTCTTCGGTGTTTGGCACCTGCTTGCGTCCAAAGGAGAACGGGAAAGTCTCATCAGCGATGGTTTCAGCTGGCTGATCTTTGGTAGACTTTAGAAACTCTTCCTTGCTCGGAATCTTCTGTGCGGGTTCAATGATTTTTGCAACAACATCAGCTAAACCAAGAGTCCCTGCAACGATCCCTTGCCCTGCGGATTTGGCAGCAGGACTAAATTTCCCCTCAAGAGCAGCTTCACCAGTAGCGGCAAGAGAATCACCAACTTCACCAATAATGGTACCAAACGCATCACCGGCAATTCCAAGAGCATCGCCAAGACTTGTTTTCTGCTTTGCGAGGTAGTTTTGATACAGAACGAAATCATCCCTGGACATGTTCAGGAATGAATTAACTCTGTCTCCTCCCTGAAAAAAAGCGCTGTTTGCCTGCTCAACCTCGTTCGCAACATCCTCGCCAGATCGAGGATATTTTTCTGCAAGATAAGCATCAATTTCCGAATCCGGCAAGGAATCGGGAAACTCAACTTCAACTCCTCGACTCGGAACAGATACAATTCTTGGCATGATTATTTGATTTTAGTCCTGATTTTGCCGTCCCAAACTTCCCTTTTTGGTGCTGCTGATGGCTGTGTCGTTGCTGCTGGCATTCCCTGCGCTTCCGACTGAAGCCTGTCAAGGATTCCGCCGAACTTTTGTCGAACTGCTTTCAGGCTTCCAATCAACTGTTCATCGGTGCCTTCAGTGATGACCTGAGCAAGAGCTTCTTTCGCCATCTTCTGTTCAGCATCAGAAATGCTGCCCTGGCCCTGTCCAACAATAGCCTTGCGTCCAAACAGACCAATCTGGTCACGAAGCTGTTCAATCTTTTGCCGAATACCGCTAGTTGTTCCTGGAAACTTGCCAAGCACAGAACCGGTCATGCCGCCAGCCCATTGAAGAGCGTTTTCATCAGCAAGCAGATTGTCAACAGTGGAAACCACGTCAGCGGCAAGGCCAATGTTTTCAGATGCAGTTTTTGCTTTAGCTTCAGCAGCCTTTTGAGGTGCTTCAAAGGTTTTCACCTCTCCATTCAGCATTCCCATGCCTGGGATTGGTTGTCCCTGTGCATCAAAAATGGGCTGCATCTGTGCAGGTTGAGCAGGCTTTGCGGCTTCAATAAACTGCGGAGATTGCATTCCAGCCCCATAAACCATCACTTTTTCTGTGCCTGGGATCGGCTCAACACGAAGAGGCTTCTGTGGCTGCTCAATCGCAGGAGCAGGGCCATAGAGCATGGCAATGTCCTCCATGGCTTTCTGGCGTGCAATATCCATCAAGCCAGCTCTTGAAACTCGTTCAGCTCCTCCTGCCTGCTGAATCAATTCATTCATCCTGTTTTGAATCAGTCCAACGTATTCCTGACGTGCAGGAGACGGACGAAGCGGCTGTTGCTGCATAGGCTGTGGAGCATAAGCAGAAACATCAGGCTGTGCCTGTTGAGGAACAGCAATGCCCATCTGGGCATAGTAGCTCAGAGCTTCGGGGGAAAGAGGAGTTGCCATGACTTGTTAGTATTGACCTGCGCCGGGAAACAACATCGGGTTAATAGTTCCATTACCAGAAGGCAGACCCATTCCCCATCCCTGCATGATAGAAGAACGCTCTTGCTGCAAAGCCTGCTGCTGCATCGCTCTCTGTGCAGCCTGCTGCTGCAACTGGAACTGCTGCTGTTGACGCTGGATGTTCGCCAAAGTGATAGCCTGCTGTTGTGCGGCCTGAATATCCTGGTTGAACTGTTGAACCTGCGGCCCGCTCATCTCGCTAAGTCCCTGGTAACGCTGAAGAATAGTCGGGTCAACCTGCTGTCCAGTAGCTTGTGCAAGCTGCTGATATTGTGACATATTAGTCGGCGCAGACTGCTGACCTTGCTCTTGCATTTCCTTGCCAGCACGATAGGCCATGATCCCACCGGCAACAGTGTTTCCCACACTGCTAATGGCTTTGGCATAGTTGTCTCCAACACTGCGCCAGGCATCCATGTAACCGGCTGGCATTGCGTTATAACCGCCTCGATAAGCTCCAAAGGGTGATTGCATAGTATTTAATCCTTCATGTAACTGATTTTTTCCTGGTTGGCCCAAGGCACCATATGAGAGATGTTTTCAACGGTCATGCCCAATTTCGGGCACGCCACAAACTTAGCTGCATTTTCGCGCCTATCAAGGCAACGAGTGCAAGCATGAACATAGTCAACATTATGTTTCTTGTCCTGCTTTTCCTGCCAGCCTGATTCTGTCTTTTCATAACGACCTTCATCGTATGGCACACCGTTGCTTTCCAGATATTCCCATACGTCGGCATGAGTCCAATCACGAAGCGGGAACAGCATGGTGGCTTGTCCTGGAACAAATCGAGCTTCGATCCTGGTTCCTGCGTCACCTCCTAGAATAGGGTCTGAATCGCAGCCCTTGTGTCCAATCCAGAGCGCCTGAAAAGGCTGCATTTCCAGCAAAGCCTGCTTTGGCCGGTTCAGGATGTCTAGTGCACAAGTCGAAGGAGCATCTGCAACAGGTTCAACGATACCAGTCGGGCAGGTAAGCTTCGTGCCGTTGACCTGGTATAGGTTCTGCACCTCAAACTCGTCACCGGCCTGCTGGAATGCTGATTCCTGGGGATGCCAGGTATGCACTAGAAGCTGCCAGTCTCGAATAAGACGGTCGTGAAACTCGTATTTCCAGGGTTGCCAAGGCTCACGGAAGAAGATCAACGGCAGATTGATCCCCATGCTTCGCATGATATGAAGCAGCGCCATGCTGTCTTTCCCGCCTGACCAACAAATCAGGCCATTTGGAAAAGTCTTAAAGCCTCGTTCAATGAGAGCTTTTGTCTGTGATAGCTTGTCCATTAGATCAGCACAGCACCAACCACAGCAACAGCACCGGCACCGGCTCCGATCATGGCGCTCTTATTAGCAGCGTTCGCTGCACTAGCAGCAGCCTGACCCTGGCTTTTCTGCGCGGAAATATCCATAGCCATCTGCGACTCAGGATTGAAGAAGCCGCTGCCGCTATACTGCTGGGCTGCTCCTGACAGGCCCATGAGGCTTTGCAGACTTCCGCCACCCATCATTGACTGGTAATATTGAGGCATACCAGACTGTTCAAGCTGTGCTGCTGTTTGCCCAGCGAACTGCCTGCGCTGCTGAAGCCTTTCCTGGCCAAGTCCATACTGGTTCAGGATTTCTGCACCGATGGCCCTGTTTGTCAGGCCAAGTCCGCGACCAGCAAAAGCCGCCCTGCTGGCCTGCTGTGCCTGCCTGGTTTCTTCGGGAGTCAGACCGGCACCGGCTGCAAGCTCCTGCTGGGCCTGGGATTGTAGGCCGGAAAGCAATCCTTGGGAGCCTGCTGCCTGCCGGTATGCCTGAACGTAGTCAGGGGCAAACTGTCCAAGCTGCTTAAGCTCTTCAGCACGAAGCGCTGCGGTGTCCTGAGCCTCAAACTGGCGATATTCAGGTGCAAGCTGCTGCAAGGTCTGCAAGTATCCCTGCTGTTCACCAGAACCAAACAGGGCGTTCTGCATGCCCTGAAGGTTCAACGAAGTCAGTTCAGGCTGATATTGCCGTTCAAGAGCGATGAGCTTTGGAGCAATTTTGGCCTGCGCATTCAGGGCAGAAATCATCTGTGCCGAGTATGAAGGCACTTTCGGTGAACTAGCTTTCGATCCCATTTAGTTTAGATTGTAGAGTTTTGAACTTGTATGCACGAAAGGTGTCTTGTGCGTGCCTCTGAAACACCAGATATTCAAGCGGAAACGGTGCTGCCCTGAACATATCCCGCATATCACCTGCGGCAAGATGAAGAAACCAGGCGTTATGGCTGTCCGTTTCCAGGTAAATGTCCTTTCCATCCCAGAAAACAGGGCGGAAAAGCATGAATGAAAGCGGAGTTGACCAGACATAACCATTCTTGAAATACTCGGCAAGAAGCTGCTCAAAGGTATCCCCATTGGAGAACCTAGAGAACCAATTAGCAGCCTTTTGCCAGGGTTTCATCAGACATCACCGAAAAGAGTGAACATGATGCCACCTCCCGACAGGTCAGACTGCGCATAAGTCATAGTCAGGCTAAACTGTTTTGTCGTGCGGTCAAATCCTGTAACGCCAACGATATTTGCAACCGCAGGAGAATAAAGGAATGTATCATCACGAAGCGGAGTTGCAATGATAGTGTAATTTGCATTAGCCATTGCTGTCGTCATGTTGAAAACAGCATCTCCGGCAGTCGTTGAAGCCTTGAAGGCAGAATAAATGCCGATTGAATTTGTGACATTCAGCGAATACCATTCAAGTGTGATGCTTGAAAGTGCGGTTGTGTTGGCCGTCTGAATGGTAAACGTGCTTGATGTCGGCACCGACTTCACATCATACCAACCGTTAGCAAGCGTTCCTGTTCCGGTGAGCTTCAAATAGAGCACATCACCAACACGCAGACCATGGCTTGATTTAGTGATCGTTGCCGTTCCACTTCCAGATGACCTGGAAACAGTAGCTCCAACTGTGGTAACGTCTGCTGATTTGATTGAGATATTGCCGTAAAGCCTGGGAAGAGCAAAGAATGGAACAGATTTCAGCTTGTTTGAATCTGACGAATCCTTAATGAGAAACTGGTCACCATTGGCAATGTTAACCTGTGGGACATTGATGGTGAGGTCTCCCTGGATTGGCCCAGCTAGGGTGGATTGAATTGTTGTTGTGGTTTCATACCAGGACACATTTCCTGATGTTGCACCGCTATCAGCAACAGTAACCGTGAACGTATTAGATGCCGTAACGGTAACGGAATACGAGCCAGAAAGCGCTGTATTGTTCTCAAAGCTCAACCAGCAAGTGTTACCAGTAATCAGCCCATGGTCAGTTTTGGTTACTGTGACAGTTGTCGTTGATCTTGAGTAAGTTCCGGTGACAACAGCTTTGCCAAGAGTTGCATTGTCGTTAAACAGCGCAAGCTTGTTAAAGGTTGACGTAGCTCCAAAAGAGGAAGCGGCATTCAGGGTTACAGTGTCGCTGCTAGCATCTCCGATGATCGTATTGCCGTTGATCGTGACATTGCCCGTGATCGTGGCATTAGTGCTAACCGTAAGCTCTGAAATCGTCGAGGATGGAAGATTGGCCGCAATATTTGCCAGCGTAACCTTTTTGACCGCCGCTCCATTAACGTCATTGATGAGAAATTCATCGTCTGAGGCAGGCGTAGTAAGCTCTGTCTGCAATCCAATAAAGTCAGGAAGCGGCGCAGCCTGAATAACATGATTCGTCAATGCTGATGCAGTGAGAACTGTGCCGTTATTGAATGTTTCGGTGGATTGAAGTCTTGCCATGATTATTCAGCGGTTACGAGATTTCTGCCGGACACAGTAGCGTCAATAGCATAAGAACGCAAGACCGGCCTGCCTGCGTTGCTTTGGAAAAGAAGATCAACGGCATAGCCACGTTTGGCAATCCTGGTTCTAAGCGTTTTGTCCTCGTTTGTCTGAGAGGCAAAGCGAATTAGCTGCGTCGTTGAATCTGGATTGGTGACAACTGCGGAAACGGTCACGTCATCCCCTGCGGACAGCACAAAGTCAGATTGCAGGCCGCTGAAACGCTTCTCATCGAAGGTTTTGAAGTTGAATCTGCGGGTCAAAAGCTGCCCATCAAGAGGAATACTCGCTGATCCTTCCGTAAATACAGCAGAAACACCGGGTGTCATTGACCCAAGCTGGGCAGTTCCCAAGATTGGCGTTCCCGTGCCATCATTCACAAAATCAATATCTTCCTGTTCAAGGAGGAAATAATTGTTTAGGCAGACCGCAAACATGCGCTTGCTATTCTGAAACAGAGCTTGAACAAGGTTCTTGGGATGCATCTGAATGGGGTAAGTATCCACAGATTCCCAGGCTTGATTCAGCAAAGAATAAACCAGAATGGCATTGTTCGCAGAGCTAGAGTCCAAAGGAACGGCCAGATAATATCGGTTATTCCAGAACAGTCCGCATGATCCATTTGATGCCGTTGCATTGATCCGATTGATGATATCGCTGATAGGTTCAGAAAGCGGTCTTTGATCGCCAATGAGTTTAAGGTCTAGCGTATGCGAAAGCTGGTAAATTCCACGGTCAGACAGGAAAAACACCTGTTGGCCTGCAAGCTGAATTGAGCGCCGTGCAGAGCACCCAAACTGAGCGGTTAGCGTCTGGATAAACGAATCCGCGCTGATTCCACGGTCAATGCTGGCAGCGATTGCAGGAGGAGGCAGATAGGCATAGTAAATGCTGTTTCGCTGGAAGATAAGGAACTTATCCTCCTGAAATGGCGTGAATCCAACAATGTAATCATTTGCACCAGTGTTAATCTTGAACTGGTCAAGAGTTACGTCAAAGACGTTTGGCTCGTAGTAGTTCGAGGCTGCAATCTCGTCTCGACTCACACAAAGCACAATGCGGCCCTGGAAATACATTCCAAAGTCAGCAGGAGGCATGCAGACTGAATCACCGCCCTGTAAATAAGGATACTGCGTCGCCGTAGCCTGCGCAACCACACTGACGGTGCTGCCATTCCAAACTAGCGGTGCCTTTGCCTTGGTGCAGGTGAAAGTTGTATGCGTTTTACTGCCTGATGTTTCTGTGACATATGTCAAAGACGTTGCGCTAGGAACGCTTTCGACAAAGTAAGCTCCTGAAAGGTCTTGATGGCCTGGAACATAAATAATGATTTCATTGCCTACACTGTAACCATGGTTAGTTGCTCCAAAGTTAAGCGTTACCGTGCTTCCAGTCCTGCTAACTGCCGGTGAGCCTGTAATAACATACTCCGTATTGCGGGCATATCCACGAAGGATATAAATCTTGTCAGCAGCCTGGAAAACGTCACATGGATCACCTGCATCAATGTCTGCAACGTAAGTTGTTCCGCTGATCGTCCTTGTCGGAAAGGCGTATTTTGTCGAAGTGTTGCCTGTGCTGGTGTTGTAGGTGTAAAGACCGTCAGACGCAACCAGGATAATGTATTCTGTGCCAGCCGTATCAAGGAACGTGCAGCTAGTGCGAAAGTCTACCTGACTTGTTACCATGCCAGGGAGCGTCAAATCACGGCATCCAGACCTGACAGCAGCGTTTCCCCTATCCATACGCATGTTTTGCGCATACTGGACAAATCCAGGCTGGATATTGACTGGATTATCACGGCTTGCCATGCCGATAAATCCAGAGTCACCGTCAGTTTGATAAGGGGTGTTCGGCATTGGCTAACTTCCTCTAAAATTACCTTGGTTCAAGATGTGGCTTGAAAGTGCATGGCATCCCTGCCCCAAAATGCACCAGCAGAAAGCCAGCCTTCCCTGGCGAATGCTTCCATGACTTCCAGGGGCATCGTTGCAGCGCTCGGCCAGGGCGTGTGATTGGCATTCTGATCTGGCATCAGGTCAATCGCTGCCCCTCTAGCGTGCAGGCTGGGAAGGCTTCCGCCTCTCATCGTGCGGTTATTGTAGCAGCCAGCGTATTCAGCTAGAACCTCAGATTGCGTCTCTTTGAGGCTTTGTAGGATGCGCTTCAGAGATTCGGCCACTTTCTTGTGGCATCTGATGCTATGAACTGCCATTCCCTCATATCTTACGCCAAGGCCGGAAACGTCCAGGACAGCAAGTTGGGAATCATCGCCAGCCTGCCCATAAAATGCCGTCAGGCTTTTCTGGTCGCTTTTCGGCCAAGGGTTGAGTGCTGGCATTAAGCTGCGCAGGTATTGCTGGCAGGCAGCAATAGACTTTGGCCCCCAGAAGCCGTCAGGCTCGGTTCCAATCTTTTCCTGAATGCGCTTGATGTCGTATTGAGTCACTTTTTCGGAGTGATAGCGACCAGTGCAACACCGGCAGCAGCCTGGACAAGGTCACCAACCACGTTAGCGATTTCGGGAGGCATGGGAACGCCAAAGGCGGTCAAGATCGTTGCAATGCCAAGCCAGGTGGATTTCTCGCGGAGTTTAGAGAGGAGTGTTTTCATTTTGTTAGATGGTCTAAACAATGGTTCGTAGAGCGGTTTTTTCATTCACTTCTTTACCAGAGTCTTTAGCGTTTCGAGAATCATCACCGTTCTTTCATCAAGACGGTTCAGGATAGCGCTTTGTTGCTTATCAGAGCTTTGCAGTTCAATAATATCCTTCTGAGCATCTTCAATTGCTGAAGCCTTGGCACTTGCCAGCCAGGTGATATAACCAGCCGTGCTAATTGCCGACAAGACAACAGTTAGCCAAGCTGAATTGATCTTCACGAGATTGCTCATTGCTCGTCAATAACTTTGGCGGCGGCGAACCAGGCGTCAACCTCTTCCTGAGTCTTACCCATGGCCTGCCGGAAGGTTTCCACAGTTGGATGATTGCGGCGAACCGTAGAAGATTCCTTCCACCAGGTTGTAGCCTTGAATTTTTCCTCAATATCCTGAATGGAGTTGATCCAGGCACCGATCTGAACGCACAGATTATAGCCTAGAACAATCTTGAGCGCTGCAAGTGTAACTCTAGCCGGTTCAGTTGCAGGAGGCGGCCTATTCGCCCAAGCTGCTTCAATCGCTGCTTCGCTCGGTTTTGGCGTGCTGTCCAGCATGGTCAGCCCGGCATAGGTTTCAGGGTTGAGGCTAAACTTAGCCCCAGGACAGGCCAGGGCCACGGCTTCGGCTAGGTTGTAGGATGGAACATTCATTAGGCTGCAACCTCCATGAGGATGATTGTTGAGGCACCGCGCGAGAAGCCAGCGGCGTCTGTATCTGTGCCGGATCGGTTGAGGTAAACGGCTCCCGTGGTATGACTGGCAATTTCAATCGCGTAAGTCTGCGCAGAAGTAGACGCAGGGCTGTCCAGATAAGTAATGTTTGCCGCAGCCATAACACCAGCTCCGCCAGGGTTTGCTTGTGTCGTCACCCTTGTGCGGCTTCCTGCGGTATCACCCTGAAGCAGAGTCGAGGAAGATCGAGTCAGCCGGATGTTGACGAAGTTGCTGGCAGCTTGCCCGACTGACAGCGCCGCAATTACAAGGACAGTGGATGAGCTAGACGAAGGCGTGATGCTGGCGGTAAACACGCTGCCAAAGGTCGTTCCAGTAACGCTAGCCGTGTCCGTTTTCGTGGCCTGAACGACTTGCAGAATCTTGCCGCTGCTGCTTCCGGTGGCGGACAGCGTGGTGCCGCTCATGGACAGTCCGGTTCCAAGGCTGATTTCCTGGTAATCCCCTGCACCAGAAGCCGAGCCACGGCCAAGGAGTCGAGACGCGGCGGAAGCCTGAGCAAGGTTAGAAAGAGGCAGGTCACCCGTGACTCCCGTTGTGAGAGGCAATCCTGTGCAGTTGGTCAGCGTTCCGCTGGACGGTGTGCCGAGTGCTCCGCCAGAGGTCAGATAAGAACCTGCGGCCTGATACAGCGTGTCGAAGTAAGTCTTGAGCGTAGCTTTGATATTCGCCCAGGTGACTTTTTTCAGCACGTTAGATGCTTCGCTGTCAATCAGCGGTGCCGTATCGGCATCCACAGGCGTCGTTTTCGCCGTAGCTCCGTGAATTGAGCTTCCCACGTTACCAGCATCCGTAACATCAGCAGCCGCTTCGATGCCGTCCAGTTTGGCTGCATAAGTCGAGGTCATCAGCCCTTTCTGCGATGCCGTTGCGCTCTGAATGTCATCAGTGCCATTGACATGCGTCGAAGCATGAGCCGTTGGCGTCCTAGAGTTAGTCAGGCGAGAATCATCACCAGCGCAGACTGTCCCGGTAGTTGTTCCGACATCAAGAGTTGCAGCACCGCCGAGCGAATTAACTTCGCCAATGACGCTGTTTAGCTTCGATCTTACCGAAGCTCCATCTTCACCATTAATGATCGTTGAAATTGGCATAGTTAATCAATCCAGTTTTGGTCATCTCTCCATACTCCAATATCGTCCCAGAGTCCAGCCGCCAGAATCCAGTCACCAGTTGGCGTTCCCCCTCCACCTCCAGCGCTATACTGCGCTGAGTTGAATGTAAGTCCAATGCTAAGACTTAGCCCCGTCATATGATGCCTGGAAGGATTACTGAAGCAATGTTGCTGCTTGGCCCATCGCCAGCGTCATTGAATGGAACGACTCGATATGAGTAAGTCTCACCTGTGGCGAAAGGCTGCAAATCATTGTGCATTAGACCTGTTGTTGTTACAATCAGGCTTTCAGGATCGGAATTGATCTGCAAATAGACTTTATATCCGAATCCTGGTGAAGTATTTTTATCGCTGGCGGTCCATGAAAGCTCTGCTGTCGTGCTCAAAAATATGGCAGTTGCAGTAAGCACTGGCGCAACAGTCGGAGGCGTCAAAGCACCTTCACCCACCTGAGAAGATGGCCTTCCAAGGGTCAGAGCTAGAAAAACGCCGTTCACTGCATTTTATACGCACGAACTTTGCCACTCGTCAGCGTAAAGGCAGTGAAGCCAAGACCGTTATAAAGGATCGTTCCAGCAGGGATGGTGAAGCCGGTCATGGCATCACCGGATTTGCCGTTTTCAGTCAGCGTGCTGAATTCGCAATCACTGAGCATCTGAAGAGCGAAGAACTTTCCTGTCACTGCCGTGGTTCCGGTTTCCACCACGACACCAAGAGCGGCACCGCTATGACCTGAGATTTGAACATTTTGATTCATAGATTAATAGGTTGAAATCATGTTGATCCTGCGAACCTGCCCTTCAGAGCGAAGGATACGGTCAACTTGCAGCATTTTGACGTTTTCTGCTTCAGCTTCGGCCATCGTAGCATTATCAATCTGGCCTTCTGTTCTCAGATAGTCACTGAAAACAGCTTTGGTGACATAATCACCGCAGAAATACGGAATCTTCACGATTGACCAGCTTCCCGGTGTCGAGGTCGGAGATTGTCCTTGGGTTGTCTGCGTTGTGCAGGTGTAGAAATTGCCAGCAGAAGCGGCAGTCGTAGACGGAAGGTAGCTTCCTGTGCCTGTGCCTGTGTCAAAATACACTTGAGCGCCGACAGAATACGTTGAATTGGCACTGTAAGGCTCGCCAAACAGGTCAGGCTTAGGTTGGCGATACTCAACCCAGACAGGAGTCGTGCCATCCATGATGATGATACGGCGATTGCTGCCGTCGTCGTCCAGGTAATAGGCCACTGGAACCGCTCTTGCGGTCACCTTGGGATTAAGTGAATAGACCTGAAGGACATCGCCAATACTGCTAGGCAGGTTGATGTAGTCCACGCCTTCAGAATCCTCTGAAGTGGTCATTTCAGCAATCCTGACAATATCAGGCCAGGATTCCTGTTCCCAGATATGGGCGATTCGCTGGGATGCAAAGTCACGCACCATGCGAAAGGTGCTGTCCTGGATAGCGCTACGGTCAAGACCGCAGAGCGTCACCGCCCTGTAAAGGATTTCACTGAAGTTGATCGTTCTCACGCAAAGACCTTGCGAAACTTAACATGGCGGGAACCGGAAGGTTCGGAGGCAAATCCAAACTGCATCTTGGTCCCTTTGGAATTTACTTTGCAGTAAGGGTTGTTTTTCTCGTATTCGTTCAGGAAAGTCGGGTCTTTCCAGC